CGTGACAAGCAAGCCCAAGTTGTAGAACTAAAGCCTAGCAGCAAGGTCACTGACCTCATTAACTTCTACTACTTGTCAAACGATTTCAGTATGTTACGTGACTCAACTAAGGTAGACTACAGGTATTTCTTGACCGTTGTTCACCAGACAATTGGGTGTCGCAAGTACAAAGATGTCACACCTAAGATTGCAAAACGTGCATATGAGGATTGGGTGAAGCGTGGCATTAGCTTCGCTAACCATGCGGCAACCTGTGCCAGTAGGGTATACAACTACGCCATACAAATGGAACACGCAGAGCAAAACCCTTTCGCAAAGATCAAACGTAAGGCAACCAAGCAGCGTAAGAATGTGTGGGAGCATCGTGATGTTGTCAAGTTTCTTGATGTAGCTTACAGCGACTTTGAGTACCGTAACATTGGTCTCATTGTACAGATGGCATACGAATGGTGCCAACGATTAGGTGACATGCGTATGCTACGCTGGGAGAATGTTGACCTAAAGAAACAGCAGCTACGATTAGAGCAGAGCAAGCGTAGGGCAGAGGTGTTCCTACCTATCAGTGACAATCTAAATGCTATGTTGCTTGAGCAGAAGGCAGACTTTGGTTTTCAAGAATGGGTTGTACCACACCCACAGCCACGTGATGGTAGGTTTAAACCGTATGCAATGGAGAGACTGTCCAAGGTTGGACGCCGCATCATGAGGTTAGCAAAGCTAAATGAAGAGCTACGCCTCATGGACTTACGTAGAACTGGTGTGACACAGATGGTAGACAGAGGTGTTCCACTACCACAAATCATGGCAGTGACAGGGCATACACATGTTGCATCTGTGAAACCATACATGAAGCATACATACGAAAGTGCAAATAATGCCTTGACACAAAGAAACGTACATGTACAATTGAGTGTAGCGAATAACATTGAAAGTGATATACATGAATAGTATACAAGAACATATAAGTGATATGGACTTAGTGAATGGTGAAAGTAAACGTACTAACTGTCCCGTATGTGGGGGAGTTAAAACATTTACAGCAACTAATAACATGGGTCAGCTTATGTGGAACTGTTACAAAGCAGGGTGTAGTGTGTCGGGTGGTACTCGTACTGCACTTACCAGTGATGACATCCGTAAGTCTCTAGGCTCAGTAGCAGATGAAACTGAGGCAGTACCATTCCATAAACCTGAGTGGCTTGTGAAAGACTATGATGCTGTGCGAGACTTCTGTGACACATGGGAACTGGATGCTCGTGACCTCGGTTTGTTGTATGATGTTCGTGAACACCGTGTCGTATTTCCTGTGGTGCACAACAACATCATGGTGGATGCAACAGGCAGAGCACTAGGAAAAAAGATACCTAAATGGAAAAGGTATGGTAAAAATCCCTTGCCCTATGCATACGGCTATGGTACAACGGGAGTAGTCGTTGAGGATTGTGTTAGTGCTGCCATTGTGGGTGAGACTAATGCATATGGATGCTCAGAAGGTGGAGTGTATGTCGGGGTAGCAGTGTTGGGCACCTCACTTTCTGAGGTACACAAGCAGTATCTCTCACAATTCTCAACGGTTATAATTGCACTAGACCCTGACGCCCTACCAAAGACACTGCAATTCGCAAAAGAATTACGAGGGTATGTTCACGATGTGAAGGTACTCCGACTAACAGATGACCTGAAATACCGAAACCCTACCGACATAGAAAATCTAACAACACTTGGAGAAGTATAATGGAACTATCACTAATACGCAGTCTTATGGACAAAGAGTTCTACGATGATCATCGTGGTGCTAAGTGTCCTGATAGACTGTTCAGCAAAGATGTGCGTAAGATCAAGCAAGCAATTGACACAGCTATGGATCGCTATGAACGTACAATTACACCGGATGAAATTGAGGCATTGTTTATGTCCAACAATCCAACCCTCACCACAGCGCAGAAGGGCGCTTACAGTTCACTGTTTAATCAGATCAAGAAGGAAGCCCCTATGGGCAGCGACATAGCACAGGAAGTGCTGTCTAAGCTGTTCCAGCAGGTCGTAGGAGAAGACGTTGCCAACCTTGGGTTTGACTACGTAAACGGTACGAAGGGTAGCCTTGAGCCATTGCGTGATATACTTGAGCGTTACTCAGATGACTTCACCCCTGACCTACGTATTGAATGGGATGACATTGACGTTGACACACTGCTTGAGAAGAATGATCTGGAATCACAATGGTCATTCAACATACCTACCCTCACACGTAAGGTAGAGGGCGTCAATGCAGGTCACTTGATTGAAGTGGGTGCACGTCCCAACACAGGCAAGACATCCTTCCACGCCTCTCTCATTGCAGCGCCGGGTGGCTTCGCACATCAGGGTGCCAAGTGTATTATCCTATGTAATGAAGAAGCATCATACCGTGTTGGTGCACGGTATCTGACTGCGGCTACTGGTATGACTATACAAGAGGTGAAGGATAACCCAGCCCGTGCCCGTGATGCTTATTCAGTTGTTGCAGACAACATCAAGATCAAAGATGCAAGTGATCGTGACATGTCGTGGGTTGAGTCTGTGTGCAAGTCATACAAGCCTGACATTGTAATCCTAGACATGGGTGATAAGTTTGCACGTACTGGTGGCTTCTCACGCCCTGATGAAGCACTGAAGGCTAACGCTATCTATGCCCGTCAGATTGCCAAGTCACACAACTGTGCTATCTTCTACATGTCTCAGCTATCAGCTGATGCAGAGGGTAAGGTTCTACTGAACCAGAGCATGATGGAAGGCTCACGTACTGGTAAGGCAGCGGAAGCTGACCTGATGGTATTGATTGCCAAGAACCCTGTGGTTGATGGGCAAGAGGAAGAAGACACACAGCGTCACTTGAATGTTGTGAAGAACAAACTATCTGGTTGGCATGGTGTTGTACATTGTGACCTAGAGTACAAGACTGCGAGGTATACAGTGTGAACCAACTAGAACTATTTGAAAAGGTTGTACAGCATTACGAGAATGGACTTGAATGTAATAACTGCGGTGTTGTACAACCAGTTGAGAACTTTCAGCACATGGTATCAGGTGAGATAAAAAGAAAGTGCCGTACTTGCGCTAGGGAGCAATCCAATCTTGTTAGTTATCTAAAGAAGTTGCATCCGTATCCTGATGACAATTACACTTGTCCTATATGTGATCGTAGCATTGATCAGATAGGCAAGAAGGGGCAGAAGAAATTACAGAATTGGGTACTTGATCACTGCCATGATACAGAAACATACAGAGGTTGGCTGTGTCATCATTGCAATACAGGACTTGGTGCATTCAAAGATGACATCAATAGAATTAGAAATGCAGTTAACTATTTACAGAAACACGAGGAGATTACAGGATGAACACAGTATGGTTACTAATATGGTTTGTCTTAGTGCCAGAGAACGGTGTAAGGTACTACCACTTAGGTACATATGAGAACGAAACCCTGTGCAAGGTTGGTCAAAGAGATGCAGCAGTTATGGTTAATGCCACGAATGAGACAGTAGAATGTATTGGAGTACAGGTAGATGATTAAAGCAACATACATTGACCACATGGGTAATGACTTGACTGTAGCTAACGCAGCACGGGTCAGCTTTGGTAAGACCAGTGAGATGGAAGACGATGCTTGGGGTCCACCTAAGCTAAAGGAAAAAGATGCCAAGCTAATCCGTTACCTCGCCAAGCACAAGCACATCAGTCCGTTTGGACATTGCTTCGCCAGCTTTCACGTCAAGGCTCCAATCTTTGTAGCACGGCAGCTAGTCAAGCATAAGTTCCTACGCTGGAATGAGATCAGTAGACGTTACGTTGATGATGAGCCTGAATTATACACTCCTTACGTATGGCGTGGACGCAGTGCAGATAAGAAGCAAGGCTCTGAGGGTGTAGTAAATGTAGGTGACTGGGGTAGTTCAGGATGGGCAGCACTTAAAGCCTACAAAGACCTACTAGCTCACGGTGTAGCACCTGAGCAAGCCCGTATGGAACTACCACAGTCCACGATGACTGAGTGGTACTGGTCAGGTAGCCTTGATGCCTTTGCTGATATGTGCAATCTAAGGTGTAAGCCTGACACACAGGCAGAGACACGGCTGGTAGCACAACAGATTGATTACAAGATGATTGAACTATTCCCTGTATCTTGGGATGCACTGATGGAGAATGATGATGACTAAACTGTATGACTTAGAGCCTATGATAATGGACTGTTGGCATGTCTGTGATGACCTACAGGTAGTGTTCAGACAGGTAGGTGACGGTGAGCGTGAGCCTACGCACGATGAGATGATGAACACCTTGATGGGTATGCAACAGTTATACCAATGGAAGTTTGAGCAGTTGTTCTTCAAGTATGAACAGGTGATAGCAGAGGGTAGAAAGAACCATGATTAGACCAATGACACCAGAGGAACGCAAGGCATCCTTGGATCGTGATGAAAAGAATAAGTGGCGCAAGTGTGTCAGTTGTGGTAATGCTAGTAGAGACACGTGGTGTGGCTTCTGTTTAGAGGAAGAGTAATGATAAACAGTGAATGGAGACGCTTGATGAAAGAGCATGAAGACTTTAAGGAGACAGTAATGGCAGAGCATACGCCAGACAACGTGAACAACCCACCACACTACGGTAAAGGAAAGATAGAATGTATTGACTACATTGAAGACTTCTTAACTAAAGAGGAATACATTGGCTACCTGCGTGGTAACATAGCTAAGTACCTACACCGCTGGCGTTACAAGAACAAGCAGGAAGACTTGTTGAAATCGCAATGGTACTTGGAACGATTGATACATCTACAAGAGGAGAAAGTATTATGATACCTGTAGGTCAACTAAGATTGTTACTCACCAAGGCAGGGCTTGAGTATGTCATCACCCGTGTGGAAGGTAACGTAGCTCACGTTAACATTCTTGTAGCAGAGCAGCCAGATGTACACAGTTGAGTTTGAAAGTGATGCAGCAGTCATAACAACACTAGATGAAAATGACCGCTTCAATGATGTGGAAATGGTAGTCGGTGATGACGATGTTGTTTACTTGAGACAGTTTGATAACACACTAAATGAGTATCAGATATTGTATATGTCGTACCAACAGTTGCTAGATTTAAACACGGCACTACGTAGTCCAGAGGGTGCCTTCTATTCACGGTTAGTAAAAGGGAGATGACAAATGAACAAAGATGAAGTAGACGCAGCGGCACTTGTATCAGAGATGCACCGTCAAAACTTGACATGTAAAGAAGCATTAAAAGCAATGCAGATGTACGCCAATGATAAAATGTTTCAAGATGAACTTGACAAGGTGTATGGTAATGATCTATTAATAGAAGATGAATGGGATAATTGGCATCCAAACGATTCACTATAGGAGACGCAATGAAACACCTTACCCTTGACGTAGAAAACACTGTGGTAAAGCGGAATGGTAAGATGCACCTTGATCCGTTTGAGCCAGAGAATACACTGGTAATGGTAGGTATGCTAGATGATCTTGGAAACCAAGACATTGTAACTTTTGATCACGCAGAGCAACAACCTACCACAGAGGGGCGGCTGATTGTCCAACAGAAACTGGATGACACCGCCCTTCTAATTATGCACAACGCTGCACACGACTTGCTTTGGCTTTGGGAGTCTGGCTTCACATACAATGGCCCTATCTTTGACACCATGCTAGGTGAGTACGTGTTGCAGCGTGGACAGAAAGAACCTCTATCACTTGATGCTTGTGCTGAACGGTACAACCTTGACACACAGAAGCAAGACACACTCAAGGAGTATTTCAAGCAGGGCTACTCAGTACGTGACATTCCACATGCAGAGTTGTCAGAGTACTTGTCACATGACTTACATGCCACACAGCAATTGTATCTTCGTTTGCAGACATCATACGAGGAATGCACTTCACTGGACGGAACTATACGGCTGACCAATCAGTTAGCTATACACCTTGCTAAAGTATATCAGCGTGGGTTCAGTGTAGACATGGATGCACTTGAGGGTGTGCGGCAAGAGTTCCAACAGGAACGTGACCAGTTGATACGTGACCTTGAGGAACAGATCAGTGAGTTGATGGGTGATCGTCCTATCAATCTCAATAGTCCAGAGCAATTGTCTTGGGTTATCTACAGTAAGAAACCCCATGACAAAAAAGTATGGGCTGACCTATTTGATTCGTATCGTATGTCTGATACGGACTATCGTAGTACAGTACGCCAGAATACTAAGACGTTGTACAAACAAAAAGCAAAGCAGTGCACAACATGCAACGGCACTGGTCAGATACGGAAGGTAAAGAAAGATGGAACACTCTATGCACGAACAAATAAATGTACTACCTGTGATAGTTCAGGTTATATATTTATGGATATTCATTCGTCTGTTGCGGGGTTAAAGTTCAATGCACCTACAGCAAAATGGGCCTCAGCTAACGGTTTCGCAACAAGCAAAGATAAACTTGAGTACCTTGAAGGTATCGCTAGACAACGTGGTATGCAGGACGCAGTGTTGTTCTTACAACGAGTTCGCCGCCTGTCTGCCGTTGATACATATCTATCAAGCTTTGTGGAAGGTATATCAACACATGTAAAACAAGATGGTCTTCTACACGTCAGACTACTACAACATCGTACAGCTACGGGACGTTTATCTGGTGCCGATCCTAACATGCAGAACATGCCACGTGGTGGTACGTTTCCAGTGAAGCGTGTATTCAAATCACGTTGGACTGGCGGTCAGATTATGGAAGCTGACTTTGCACAGCTTGAGTTTCGTGTGGCAGCATTCTTATCACAGGACAAGACTGCCATTGATGAAGTGACTACAGGCTTTGATGTACACTCATACACTGCACAGGTGATCAGTGATGCAGGTCAAACTATGTCACGTCAGGAAGCCAAGGCACACACATTTGCTCCTTTGTATGGGGCTAGTGGGTTTGGTCGTACCCCAGCAGAGGCAGCGTACTATGAGCAGTTCACTAAGAAGTACTCAGGTATTGGTAAGTGGCACAAGGAGCTTGCACGTGAGGCTCTAGCTACAGGCAAGATCAAGACACCATCAGGTCGGGAGTTCTCTTTCCCTGATGTAACACGTAGAGCTAATGGTACTGTGACATTTTTCACACAGATCAAAAACTTTCCGGTGCAATCGTTTGCTACGGCTGACATTGTACCTATATCTCTGATATACATTGACAAGTTATTAGAGGCAAATCAAATGCAATCATGCATAGTCAATACAGTACACGATTCAATCGTGATTGATGTGCATCCAGAAGAAGAGGAAAAAGTATTACGTATCATAAGTGCAGCCAATGACAAGCTACTAACAATCGTCAACAAGAAGTGGGGGTTGGACTTCAATGTACCACTACTTCTTGAGGCAAAGATTGGTCCAAACTGGCTTGACACAAATGATGTAGCATGATATAACTAGGGTTCGCTAAAACAAAAGGAGAATGTT